AGGTTTCTTGACCAGCTTGGAGCAGTCAGGCGGCACTGAGGACACAGCTACCTACAGCGCTACCTTTGAACTGTCTGGAGAAGTAACTGAGGCGACTATCTAATGATAGAAATTAACGGCAACGAGTACCCTGTGCGCTACTCGATGAAGGCGCTGAAGAAGTTCGAACGCAAGGCGAAGGTCAACGTGTTTAGCTTGTCCGATCCTTCAAAGCTCTCAGCCGATGCCTGCGCTTTTCTCTGCTTTGTTGGCGTAGAGTGCGGTTGCAACTTCGAAGGCGTTGACTTCGATATGGAGCTGCAAGAGTTCGAGGAGCACATCACGCTTGCACACGTCACACAATGCTTTGACGTACTCGGTGAATACAGCGACCAAAAAAAAGCGTAGACAAAAGCGACAAGCCTGTAGGGTGGCCTGACGTTATTCGGATGGGGATGGGTGTGTTGCACCTGTCCCCTTCTGCGTTCTGGGACATGACGTTTGGCGAGTTGAGCCTAGCGCTGGAGGCCAACCGTGAGACGGCAGAGATGGCCGAGCGGTTTGAGTGGGAGCGCACCAGATGGTTGGCCACAATCTACATGCAGCCCCATCTACGGAAAGGCCGTAAATTGCGACCAAAGGATATGATGCAATTCCCTTGGGAGCGACCCAAACAGAACGCAAAGAAACTAACCAAGGAAGAGCTAAGAAAAGTAATTGAAGAGCGCGACAAATGGCAAAGCTGAATGACCTCATAGTAACGATAGGCGCAACGACGCGCGACTTTGACAAGGCGCTTGGCAAATCTATGTCGAAGCTTAACCGCTTTGGCAGAAACACAAAGCGCATCGGGCGTGACTTGACGCGATCGTTGACGATGCCACTAGCGGGCCTTGGCGTTGCTGCAGTGAAAAGCGCGGCAGACCTCGAAGCGCTAGAGACGTCGTTTATCTCATTGACAGGTGGAGCAGAGCAGGCAGCTGCTATGATGAAGAACTTGAATGAGTTCACTGCAAAAACACCGTTTCAAATTGAAGCGGTAGCCAAGTCAGCGCGTCAGTTAATTGCATCAGGCACAGGTATTGAGGACGTCAACACACAGTTGCAATTCCTTGGCGACATCGCAGCGACTTCTGGATCGAGCATTGACGAGATAGCTGCCATCTTTGCAAAGGTCAATGCCAAGGGCAAGGTGGAGCTGGAGAACCTCAACCAATTAGCCGAGCGCGGCATCCCAATTTTTACCGCGTTGGCTGACGCTACAGGATTGCCAGCCGATAAGCTGGGCGCAGGCCGTGTAAGCGTCGAGGAGTTTAACACGGTGCTCAAGAGCTTTGCCGAGGAGGGCGGCTTTGCTGCGGGCGCTATGGAACGCCTCAGTGAAACGGCAGCGGGTAAGTTCAGCACGGCGCTCGACAATTTGAAGCTGGCAGGTGCAGCACTAGCTGCAGATTTGTTGCCAGTCGTTAAGGATTTAATTGACGGTTTCACTGTATTCCTGCAGCGCATACAAGATTTATCACCACAAGCAAAAGAAGCCATCCTAAAAGTTGCGCTTCTACTTGGTACTACTGGTCCAATCTTAATGGTGTTGCCAAATTTCATCGGCGGCATTGGCGCTGCCAAGGACGCCTTCAAGCTGCTGAACTCTACGATGTTAAAGAATCCATTTGCAGCCGTTGCCACAGCCATCAGCTTGGTGACCATTGCATTAATTGGAATGCACAACGCGACAAGCAACGGCAGCAGCAAGGTTGACGACTTGAAGAAAAGCCTAGGCGGTTTAGACCTTGAGGCGCAGGCTATGAAGATTGACGCCGCTATGGTGTCACAGCGTGCATACGTGGCGCAGTTAGAGGCTGAGAAACGCAAGATAATGGAGCTTGCGCCACACAAGCGATCTGCAAACAGTCAAGCTGGGCGTGACCTAAAGAAACTTGAGCAAGCGTTGGAAACTGCAAACACAGATTTGCAGGCGATGATGACGTTGGAAGCAGGCGTTGCTTCAGGTTTGGAGGGCATGGCTGACGATGCGGCAAACGCAGCGGACGCAATTGAGAAAGAAATGGCGCGTGTGAAATCCTCTTACATGACAGCGATGCAACCGTTGACTGTTGAGGTCGTCACGCAAGACGTCAAACCTGCCTTAAAAAAGCTAAAAGAAGGAGTCACAGAATTTGCGCAAGGCTTAAATGAGTTTGAGCAAAGTGCCCGCAACTTTGCCTTCAGTTTGCAAAGCGCTTTTGAAGGCGTGTTCTCATCGATGATTGAAGGCACGTTTAACTTTCGTGAGACCATGATTAGCACGCTCAAGCAAATTGCTGTACAAGCTGCAGCCTTGACCGCTGTGTTCCTTGTGCTTTCGGCCTTGACTGGAGGAGCTACTGGAGTCGCAGAAATAACAGGCGGTAAGGCAGGCTTAAAGTATTTCCTCGCTGGAGGTTTTGGTTTGCCTATGATGGCTGACGGTGGACTCTTTACAGGCGCTTCGCTTGCCATGGTTGGAGAGGGCGCAGGCACCAGCAACATCAACCCAGAGGTTGTGGCACCGCTCGACAAGCTGCAGAGCATGATGGGCGGCCAACAGGTGCAAGTCACAGGCCGCATCTCTGGGCGCGACATCTTGCTCACTAGCGAGCGCAACGCACTTGACCGTAACCGAGTAAGAGGTTTCTAATGGCTGACCCGATTCGACTACACGCCGAGTTTCAGGACGACCTTGGCACAGATTACAAGCTCAACATTCACCAAGCTGGGTTCGTTGGCAGCTCGACTGAGTTTAACGTTGGTGCCGACGGTTTTACCTTACGCTACAGCGGCAACAATGAGGACCGCATGCAGCCAATTATTGGCAGTGAGGTGACGTTTACGCTGGTAGAAAACGTACAAGCTCACACGACTTTTCTGGAGGCCTTGGCAACAGGCGAAGACGCTGACTACACCGTAAGCATTTACAAGGATCCTGACGGCGCGAATACTTTGTTTTGGACGGGCGTGCTGCTGCACGAACAAGTCGAGCTGCAAGATGAGGCGTACCCCATACAGAACACCATGACAGCGGTGGACGACTTGGGCAACCTGAAAAACATTTTGTACGATGACGACGGCACGCTGTACACAGGCCGCGATACTATTGCAGAGCACCTTGTCAAGCTGCTGAACAAAACACGAGCGCTGCATGTGTTTGACAGTACCGACGTTTTTCTGCGTTACGCCAATGACTTTAAGCCTACGACGTTTGCAAGCGTTAACCCGCTAATTGAATTGGAAGTAGGTCACGCAGCTTTTTACAACAATGATATAAGCGGTGCAACGCGAGGGATGGACTGCTTCGAAGTGCTTAAGAATTTTGCCATCACCTTTAATGCTCGCGTTTTTTTGCATGAGGGGTGTTTCTACTTTGTGCCTCTTGGCGCTGTAGTGAACAGCACAACGGTCAACCTTTACAAGGTCACTAAGGCGGGCACAGTCAGCGCCGGAGCTACAGCTACAGATACACAGCTGACGGTCGACACAGACATGGTTCGCATGCGTGGCGGCGTCACTACCTTCTTACCACCGCTGAACAAGGTTCAACGTATTTGGCGCACGGATGCCAACCTGCCCGTGCTCGGTCCTAAAACGCAGTTTTTAAACGCCACAGCTCAACAGACCGAAATGGGCACCGTCATCAATGACAATAGCCTTGGTTACGATTCTGGCACCGTTTTCCGATTGCGTTACAACTATGAGCACACATACGACGGGAATGGCACCAGCACAGGATCGGATGTATACGGTCGCCTTGTAATGAAAACGCAGATAAAGGTTGGGGGCTTGTACTACACAAACGCCGTGAACTTTGGACCAGAGACAATGAACGTCGGCAATTTTGCAAACGGTTACAGCGTTGACATAATGACCTTCACAACACCAGCGTGGTCATCGACGGCAGGATTTTTCTATTGGGCGGCTACACCTACACCCATATACCTTGACCGTAACACTGGGCAATTTTACGTTACTACAGGCGCGGCAATTAGCGTGCTCGAAGTAGAAAACTTTATTATTGAGCTTGATGGCTTGACAAGCAACCAGACAAGCATCGAAGCAAGTGTAGACATAGAAGGTTACGACAGTGATGGCACGTTAATCACCGACGTTACTGGAACCGACGCCTACGGTAAACTTCAATTCCAAATTGAAGTAGTTAACGGCAACGCTACCAATGGCGACCAAGTCATTTACAATGCGTTGACCACATCAACAAATCAAGAGACGCTGCAACAAGATGAGGTTGTCATTGGCTCTAGTGGCATCTACGACTACCGCAACATATACGAAAACAACAGCAGCCCTGATCAGATAGTTGACAGCTTTGCCAGCTTTGCAAACCCATCGGCAACGTCGAGCATTCACCAGTTAGGTGTCAAGGAAATAATTGCAGGCCAGAACCGAAGCACACGCGTCAAACGCGGCAGCTTTTACAAGGCTTTTGTTAGTCCGTTTCATGCGTTGCTGTTTAACACGCGCAACTTTTTACCTTTCGAAACGACCTTTTTAGCTCGCGCAGTTGAGGCAGAGTACGAAGCCTTCCATATTACTACGAATGACACAAACGTAAGCACGCCAGATGTGGAAGTGATTGACGACCACACGCCAATCGACGACAGTGAACCAGTGTACGATTTGCGCAACGCGACGGCTGCCGAGAGTGGTAACTTGCCGCCTAACATTTTTCAGCGTTTACTGCAACAGCCAGTTAGAGACATTGCAAACCGCGACGGCGGCACGTATACAGTGCGTAACACTGATGCTATAATTTTCAATTCGTGGATTGGGCCTAACGGAAGCAGCACAATCAACTTACCTTCGACCACTGACAATGAAGGGCGAATTATCCGTTTTAAAAGCGACAGCACAATTTCAGCAAATACCAAAATCATTCTTCAACCTTACAGCGCAAGCGAAACAATTGACGGCGCCAGCAATTACGATTTCAATCGTAGCTATGATGGTTTAAGTTTGTTGTGTCACAATGGTGAATGGTTTATCATTCAAAAGAAGGAAAAGTGATTTACATTATCTTAGCGACAGTGTTAGCAAACATGGTATACAAAGCTTGGCAGTACGGACGCGGCGACGTAGCTGACATCATCATCCTAATAGCAGCCGTTGCAATAGCTTTACAATGAGGTTCTTCAATTATCATGAGTTCGACTGTCCTATGGAGGGAAAAGGAAGTGGTGAGCGCATGATGGATGATACCTTTCTTGACATGCTTGATCGCGCTCGCGCAATCGCTGGCATTCCATTCGTGGTGACGAGTGGCTACAGATGTGAGGCAGAAAATCGGAGGTGTGGAGGGGTAAAGGACTCGGCGCATATGAAGGGCCTCGCGGCTGACATCCGCTGCAGGAACTCACGAGAACGCGCTTATATCGTTGG